TACATCATTTTCTTTCATAATTTCATTAGCATCCATTATTTTAGTTCCAGGTGGCACTCCACGAACAGGTTCATATGTGTAAAGATGGAATTCATGTCCTGTATTTAAGAAACTTAGAATACTATAACGTTCAAGTTCAGATAATTCGCTTCCTACCCATAGACTTTGAACAACTGGTTTCATCTAGTATAATACTACAAAAAAAAAATGTTAATGTGCGGTTTAAACTTAAAAATAAAGGAGGCGTCTAGTTAATAATGGAGTTATTCAAAATTCGTGAGGAATATACTGATAAAATCCGCGAATATGACCGCTACATTCTCTCTCGTAAAAAACTAGGAATTAATGATAATCTTCTTATAGCTTATTTATTAGAAAATAATTTAGTAAAAAATAAATGTAGGAATTGTAATGGAACACCATTATGGAGGGAAAAACCTCTTCCTCTTATACTTGACCGTGTAGATAATAATTATAGCAATAATATTCTAAGTAACTTGAGACTTTTATGCCCTAATTGTTTTTGTCAAATTAGGAAAAAAACTAGTTTGCTTGAAAAGATTACTAAAAAGGCAATGAATCGCTGTATTGACTGTAATAAAATATTAAAGAGTAGAAATACGAGTTGTCCAATTGAAGGTGATACAGATAAACGTAGAGGAAAGAAAACTTATAGTCAATCTTTTAGATGTAAGGCGTGCTTAGAAAAGAAAATAGCAAATCCTATAATTAACACTAATGATACCAATGAAACCGGAAAAATAAAATTGATTTGAACCGGCTTTACTATACTCTAGTAAAATAAAGTTATGACTGACATCGAAAACATCAATCGTAAAGTGTATGGCGGAAGTCACCTGGTTTTTAATGAAGACCACCTCAATGAGGTTCCTAGACAAATTATTTGGGACCTATTGAAATATATTACGCGGCAGAAATCTCTTCAGACACAACGTGGTATTAAATCTAAAATTCGCGAACTTGCGAAGGAGTATAATGTTGGAAAGGTGCCACGTTTGTCTAATATCAACTATACTATGCGTATGATGGTGACTGAGGGGTATCTTTCCAGTGATGAATATAAAACAGTGGTGAAATACACAACCAGCAAAGAATCCAGGGCAAGTAGTGGTATCTTTCAGGTGGCAGTTATGCTTAGTGGAAAGAAAATGAATGGTTGCGATTATGACTGTTATTATTGCCCCGATCAGCCTGGTATGCCACGCAGTTATGTCCGCGAAGGACCCAGTGCTCGACGAGCAGAGGAATGGAATCAGGAGTGTGTTCCACAGATTTATAGTCGTCTAACCAGTTATAGCATTAATGGACACATTCCGGACAAATTGGAGATAATTGTGCTCGGTGGAACCTGGTCCAGTTTCCCAATGGAATATCGAAAGAATTTTATCAATGAAGTCTATTATGGCGTGAATACATTTTATGACGACAAGAAAACGCCTAGAGAAATGCTTAGTCTAGCAGAGGAACAAGAAATCAATACTAGTAGTTCAGGAAAAGTTCGCATTGTTGGTCTTACTGTTGAGACACGACCAGACTGTATTACACCAGATGAAATTGAGAGCATGCTTGAATTTGGGGTGACACGTGTCCAACTGGGAATTCAGCACACGGATAACCGTATTCTTAAGAAGATTAATAGGAAATGTACCATTGAAGAAGCAAAAGCGGGAATTAAGATGCTAAAAGATTCGGGATTCAAGATTATCTGTCACTATATGCCAAATCTTCCAGATACTACTCCTGACCTTGATCGTAAGATGCTTACTCAGGCATTGGAGGACCCAGACTTGGACTGCGATGACTTCAAGATTTACCCAACAATGGTGACTACAACTAGTGAGCGCGACCGAGATAATGTATTTAGCGTCCTAGAGAAATGGTATCTTGATGGCAAATATGTCCCATACTCAGAAACTGACCTTCACGAGGTTCTAGTTGAATTTATGAGTAATCCATTGTTGCGCAGTAAACGTATCTCTAGACTTTTTAGGGATATTCCAAAGCACAATACTATTGCTGGTTGTGAGACACCTCATATGCGAGAGGTAATTATGAAAGACTTGAACTCCCGAGGTCTAAAATGCGAGTGTATTCGCAGCCGAGAAGTGAGGAAGGCAGTATTTAACCCAGATGAGAATGAGGTAATTGTTCATCATCGTGAATGTAGTGAGGGAGATGAATACTTTATTGAACTAGTTAATAACGACTTTATTCTGGGTTTTGTAAGGTTGAGGTTGCCACAGGGCGATTTTACACAGAAGTACTCTGCTATGCCTGAATATGCCTTCATTCGCGAACTCCACGTCTATTCTCACGTTAATTCTACTATGACTGATATTGAAAATGAGGAGAGCAAACAGCATCGTGGATATGGAACAATGCTACTTCAGCGTGCTGAGGCAATCTGTAATCAAAAGGGATTTCACGCAATTGCTATCATTGCTGGTGTAGGTGTTCGCGACTACTATGCCAAGAAGCATGGTTATAAACTAGAGAAAAATTACATGGTTAAGCACACTAAGGTATATTCGAGTATGGAAAAGTTTGATGCTATACTAACTTCAGCAAGAATTTGTGAAATGTTTTATTACATCATTACATCACTATTCAAATGGGTAACTAATTAATTACAATATAAATCTGGATGAACATATTTTAACCGTCCACAAAAGTCACTTATTTTTTTATATCCTTTTCCTCGCATAATTTCAAGTAGTTCAACTTCTACCTTTTTGAATATATCGAGACTTTCTAACATAACTATAGTTCCCAGTTGAACTGCTTTAGCTCCACATAATATGTGTTCGAAGGCATCTATTCCATTTATTATTCCACCACATCCTATAATATCACAACGAGTATTCTGTGAGAATTGGAATACATTAGCGAGAGCTATACTTTTAATGGGACTGCCACCTATTCCTCCAAGACCTCGTTTAGGTGAAATAACACTACATTCGTTAATTGGGTCAACAACCAAACCATTTCCAACACTGTTTATACATGTAATAGTATCCAGGGGAAATTCACGAATTACGTCAAATGCCATCCCCCAGTGACTAGTATCAAAATAAGGAGGTAATTTGATTCCCATATTCAAATCACTTGGGACGTCCATTTCATATACACGTCTCAGGGTCTCTTCGAAAGCTGTGAAATCATAACCAACCTGTGGTTTCCCTATTATATTTGGACAACTCAAATTTAATTCAACACCAGAGACACTATATTTATTGTATTCATTGAATATGTCACCTAGTATTTTGATGTTATCATCCATAGTCATTCCACTTACTGACATAATGTATGGTTTTTTGGCGTCATATAGATAACGATACTTTCTTGATTTATATAACTCTTCTAATTCTTTTCCCATTTCAAGATAGAATTCATATCCGTAGTTAGGTAATCCGCTACTATTAATACTCATTCTATCGACTTTGTTGTGATAGTAAGTAGTTCCTTGGTTACCGCGGCGAAAATCTCGTGTACAACTCTTACACACTACAGCACCTGTTTTCACTTTGCCGAGATATAGATTGCGTAAATCTACTTTATTTCTACACTTCACTCCCGAAGCATTCATTAAACAATGTTCTAAATGTAATTTCCCTACTTTAGTCTTTGTTTTTTCCATTTTTATTTATATCTTTCTATTTTTATTTAAGTGAAACTCAAAATTGATTTCCGGGATTAAGAGTTCAACATATCAATTCACGTGACACATTAACTAATGGCTTCACAAGTGCCGACATTCGAAGACTGGATGGATAAAATGTATCCAGATATTCCTAGGAAAGTTACTCTAGTAGGAAAAATGGGTCATAAATTTCCGTTTCCCAACAAAAATTACAATAAGAAAAAGGTGGAATATGAACGTAATCTTGCTGTATTTGAACCCGCTATTTCAAGGAATGCTAGACTATACGATATTTCTACGATGAAAATTAATAGTCTCAGTCAAGACATGAACAATGTAGATGAAATGGGAAAGTATTATTTGAATAATGCTTTCAAGAAACTAGAAAGAGCTAAATTTGAAAATGAAATGTTGAAAAATGAAATCACACAATGGGAAGCAATTTTCCAATGTCGTGAAACTGCTCACTCAACAGTAAAATACTTGGAGCTTTAATTTCTTCTGGAACCTCTCTTGGATTTTCTACCTCTTTTTTTTCTTGATTTTTTAACTTTGCGGGTACCGGCAAACATTCTGTTAAATTTATTAGTCAATAATTTAACATTTCCTGGTGTTAATGATCTAACTAATTCTATACATCTATTTATTATTTCTAATAATTTTTCATTTCCTTCATATAAGTTCATATTATTGCCTTCATGATGTGTAGTTTTTTTTGCTTTATTTCCTTTTCCGTGAATATCTGCGCCACTGTATATTGCTAATTTACTACCAACAACTAAAAAGTGATCTGTTACTGTTCCATCTTTCCAATTAAACGGTTGTTTTACTTCCTGAGTTTCTTCTTCAGGCTTAATTTTAGTTTTATTTGGTAAAAAGAATACTTGGTGAAATTCATTTGCCAATTCATTATATTTAAATCCGTCAACATATGGTTCAATAATCACTAGAGAGTCTAATGTAGGTTTAGCAACTTCCTGATTACCCCTAGCTTCTTTTTCTAGAGCTGACTTACCAACCTTATGCCACTGGTCATTTATTTCATTTCTAAAAGCGTCCTTATTTAATAGATGAAAAGGAATTGTTAATGTACAATTGTGTTCTTCCAACGCTTCAGCAACTCCAGCTCTTAAGTCAAATGATTCATCATAAGGGTTTTTTGTTACATATAAATTAATATCACCAGCAAAACCCCCAAAACTATCATCATTATTTAAATTATCTAAAAGAGTAGATAAATTTTCACACCATTCATTTGAAGCATCCTTTCTGTCTGCTAATGATGAATAGTGTGCTGTATAATATTTTTTGTTATTTGTTTTATCTTCGACATACCAATGTGTGCCATCTTCTGTTCCTGTAAATTCATTAGAATGAAATACACTAAAATATTCATTATCTACATCTTGTAATTTATATTCAGCTTTTTGTCCTACTGGTAAAAATGAATCACTTAATGCTTCATTTGAAAAAATAATTTTACCCTGTCCTTTTAATTTACTATATAATGAACTCAAACTGTTTTTTGTTTCTGGCGATAAGAAAGAACTTTCATGGTTCTGAATTAATTTTTTTAAATTATTATGAAATCCAGCGGGACAAAATCTTGCTTGGTATTCTAATAATTCTCCAAATGTTTGAACTTTATACAAATCATTTTCTTTTTCTTTTTGTCCTAGTCTACTTTGTAAATCTGTTAATTTTTTATTTATTTTTTCTTCTGTTACTCCTTCTATTCCGAGTAAACTATTTTTTAAAGCAGTCATTTCTGGTGCTTCTACAGAAATCAATCCTTTTATTTTATTTACAATTATTCTAACTTTTTCATTTTGTTTTATTTTTTCTTCATTATCTGCTTTTTTATAAAATTGTGTCAACTTATACCATTCTTTACATGCTTCCACAATATAAACGGGTAAAAAACCTTGATAATAATTTCCATCATTTTCATTATTTTTGCCACCTCCCATTTTTTTGGAGTTGTATCCTCTGCGTTTATAATTTATCCTTGTATTAATTTTTTTTGTTGGCATTTTTATTATTATAAAATATTTAAATTTCTAGGTAAAATATAGGTAGGTATGTCTATAATTTGTATTGGAGATTTTGGTAAAATCGGAACTGGTCAGACGGAGGTAGCAAATTTAATCAAAACATTGTCACGAGACAACGACATCAAATTAATCTTGGGATTAGGTGACAATATATATCCCGCTGGCGTTCAAAACGCACAAGACCCACAATTTCAAGAAAAATTTGAGAAACCATTCTCAAAACTTCCTAGAGGTCTTAAATTCTATAATGTCCTGGGGAATCATGACCATCGTGGTAACACTCAAGCTCAAATAGAATATTCCGCGCGTTCAAATCGCTGGAAGATGTATAATCACTGGTATCATTTCACAAAAACAATAGGCAACACACGTGTAGGATTCTACGCTATAGATACAAACCTAGAGGAGCTTCCTTTTGAAATGCGTGAAAAACAACAACGTGAAATCATTGATTCTTTAAACTCTAGTAAAACAGCTTGGAATATTGTGTATGGTCATCATCCATACCGAAGTACTGGTCAACACGGCGACTCTTTCGGGGAACTAAAGGCATTATTCGATAATATTATAGCAACTGGGAAGGTTCATTTCATATTATCTGGTCACGACCACGACCAGCAGTTATTTACAATACGTGATACACCTACTTTAATAGTTTCAGGAACTGGAAGTGAAACACGACAAGTTCCAGAAATTTTCCGATTGAATGGTGACCTTGAATTTCACTCAGATTCACTAGGGATTTGTTTATTGAGATTTTCTAAATTACAGGTAATTGTAGAGTTTTATGACACTTTTGGCACAGTTAAGTATTCAAAAAAGATTAACAAAATTGAATTAACTTAATGACTTATTACTTTAGTAATTAATAATGGC